AAAGAAATCCATGATGATGTTGAAATTACCGGTGTCGCTCGCATCCTGCGGCGGCAACAGGTCGTCGGCCTCGTTTTCCAGCGTCACCAGCCGCACATCGAGGTTCGCGCTGCCCATGGCCTTGTCGTAACCATCCAGCCACAGGCGCAAGGCATTGCGCACATCTTCGGCTTCGAGTTGTGAGCTGGCGTAAACGTCGAACTGCACCCGCGCCCGCGCCAGGCCAGAAGGCGAAGTCATGTGCGGGAACCGCTCCGAGCTGATGCGGTTGAATACGATATAGGGCAGTGCGGCATCCTGCGGCGCCTGGCCGGGATAAATGCGCGCCGCCACCAGATCCGTCACGGCCGTGCCGAGTGTATGCGTGCCAGTGCCGGCGCTGGTGATATCAATCGCCGCACCGCCGGAAGTCAGCGCTGCTTTCAAAGTGCTGCCGGACACATCACGCGCAAACAGATCGGTATCCGCAGACAAGCCGCCGGGTAAGGTCGTGGTGCTGCCTGAGCGAAATTTGTCGCCGTCCACCAGGGTATGCCCGGTCGCGGTAATCACATCCGTGCCGGCGTCTACGGTGAACGCAAGATCGTACTGCCCAACAAGATGCGAATAGATTGCTTTTTTCAGGCTCATAAACTTTCGATGCCGGCGCGGATTTCGCGCGCTATAATACTCATGATTAACTCGCGGTCGTCATCCACGGCACGGCGCAGGAAGGACTGGTGTTTGTATTCCACCACGGCCGGATAAAAATATTTTTCATCGTGCGGAATGCCGAGTTGCTGCCGGGTCCCGGTTTCAACCTTTGCACCGACGGCGCCACGCACGCCGGTCAATGTGCGTATGCGCAGGCTGTCGCGCAGCCGGCCGGTTTTCACCGGCACCAGGATTTTTGCCAGCGCCAGCACCGGGCGCGCGGCCTTCATCATGGCACCCTTGACAATCTTGCGCTGCATCTTGATTTCAATTTTTTTCAGCCGCGCCTGCAGTTCCTTCTCGCCGAGCATTTTAATGTCCAGGAATTTATCAGCCATGCGCTTTCACCTCTTTGCATTCCACCTGCCGGCTGATGATTTCGGTGAACCGCTGGGCGAACTGGTCCGGATCGGCCACCTCGATATGCGCGTTAATCAGGTTCTCCAGTATGCGGATATACATCAACCCGAGCGGGTTCACGCGCGTCCTGATGGATAGGTTGTCATACATGGCTCACACCTCTTCCTTGCAGAAGATCTGCAGCTTGCGGTCACGTTCTTCCATGTCGATGATCGATTCGATATGAAAATACCGGTCCGTACCGTCATCCGTCCATTTAATCCGTTGCTTCGTCGTCAGCCCGGGATATTGCCGGATGATGACCTGGTGCGTGATGTCCGCCCGGATCTGGTCCGCATTCAGATATTCCCGCGCCCGGATCGGCGCCACGTCACCCCACACCGTCACGGTATCGACCCAGGTTTTGGTCACGCCGCCCTGGGCATCGCGGGTTTCCGTCGCGGTCTGGAAGGTCAGCCGGTGGCGCAGCAACCCGGCCCGCACCACGGCTGTCACAGAATGTCTACCCGGTTCGGCCACAGCAGCGATTCAATGCTGTGCGGCACGTTGGCGATCGCGGCGCCCACAATTACCGGTTCGCGGTGCTCGTATAAATGGCTGAGTAAAATCTTCATGGCGTGTACGATCTCTTTCGGCACGTCCACAACATCACCGTAACCGCACACCATGCGAATGGTCACGTTGTTCATCTGCTCGCGCACCGAGGGCCACGATTGCCCCCAAGCCAGCGCGATGCGCCCCGGTTCGGAAGCGATGTCCACGTCATAAACCGAGCTGGTCACGGTCTGCTCCACGCCATCGATGTCGATATATTTAATCGAAGTAATGGATTGCAATGGCGGCAGCGGCACCTTGAACGGTGAGCACGGAAACCCGTGGTCCAGTTTCCAGTCCCAGGTCTGCGTGATCATCGCCCGGTGCAGATAGCCCTCTGTCCACATCCGCACGGCCTTGCACAACTGCTCAATATAGGCATCATCAGCATTGTGCGTCACCCGCAGGTGCGACTTGGCCATTTCCACCGAGACCGGCTCGGCGGTGGGCTTGGTGATTAAAGTCAGTGCCACGAATCAGCGCGCCTTACTTCATGCCGGTGCGTTTTGAAATACGCTCAAGCACACCCGGTTTCTTTTCGGTGGTCTCTTCAGCAGGTGGTGTTTCTGCCGCCGTCGCGGCCGGTTTGTCCTGCGCTGTCACCGCATACCCGCCGGCCAGCAACAATTCGCATTCATTCACGTCCAGCACATGGCCAACTGTCGTTTTCGTACCCGGCGGAAAGCTGCCCTTCGGGCCGCAATACTGGTTTTTCAGTTCTATCACATCACCGTTTTTCAGTTTCATATTCATCTCCTAACTATTTATCGCGCTATCACTGGAACAATAATACTTTTCTCGTAGGTCCGCGCCGTGGCGTTATTGGTCACGATTTTATTTGTCAAAAGATACTCCACGCCCGCCGTGCCGCCGGACAAAAAGATCGTGGTAGTCGTATCCGCTTCGGAATCGGAATCCTTGGTAATGCCGGTAGGCACCGTCCAGGTGCTGGTCGTGATCGTCTCGCTGTCGGACAATACGTCCGACCAGTCGAGCGTATAGTCCACCACATCAGCAGGGTCTTTAGCTTCAACATATTCCATCAGTTCACCGTCCGGTTAAATTGGTCTACAACAATAGTGCGGTTGCTTTTCGCACTCACCGTGCGGCTGCCCCCGCGCACTTCCACCGACTTTATAAACTCATCCACCAGTATGCCTCGATCGAACTCGCCGACGATAATCACCCGGCCATCCGGTGTGGTTACAGCCAATGCTAAAATAACATTATCTGCAAAATGTTCGTGCAGGGCGTCATTGATAGCCAGTATATGCAGCTGGGTCAGATCCAGATTGCCGGCCGTATGCCCGTGCAGCGCGTTGCTGATAATCAGGCTAATACTTGTATCAAGAACAACATTATCAGCCGCGTGCGCATGGACTGCATCGTTGATGATCAGCAGGTGCAGTTGGGTCAGATCCAGATTGTCTGCCGTGTGGCTGTGCGTCGCATCCTGAACGACAAGAACATGGGCCTGGGTTAATACCAGATTATCAGCCGTGTGATCGTGCTGTGCGTCCTGAACGACAAGAACATGGGCCTGGGTTAATACCAGATTATCCGCCTCATGTGCATGTTCGGCGTCCTGTACTGTCAGGACGTGAAGCTGTGTTAGCGTTAAGTTGTCCGCCTCATGCGAATGTTCGGCATCCTGAACGACAAGAACGTGGGCCTGAGTCAGTGCCAGATTTTCAGCTTCGTGGCTGTGCTCGGCATCCTGAACGACAAGAACGTGGGCCTGAGTCAGTGCCAGATTTTCAGCTTCGTGGCTGTGCTCGGCATCTTGCACCGTCAGGGCGTGAAGCTGTGTTAGCGTTAAGTTATCGGCTTCGTGCGCGTGTTGTGCATCCTGGACGACAAGAATATGAACCTGCGTCAACGTGAGATTGTCAGCCTGATGCGAGTGTTCGGCGTCCTGCACGGTCAGCAGGTGCAGTTGGGTTAAAACTATATTTTCAGCTTCGTGTGCGTGTGTTGCATCCTGAACCGCTAAAATATGTAGTTGCGTTAAATCCAGATTATCTGCGGTATGACTATGTTCAGCGTCTTGTACGGCCAGCACATGGGCTTGTGTTAATGCAAGATTGTCTGCTGTGTGGCTATGGGTGGCATCCTGTATGACCAGATCAACAGCCGTTTGCGCCAGTGAAGATATTGCAGCTTCGGATATACTATGAAAGCCGAGCATTACAGACTACTCGTTTTTTTCTCAAGATCATTTAGTCTATCTTCTATGCTTTTCGGTTGTTCTATAACTTTATTCGCCTCGGTATTCCATTCATCCGCTATATTTTGCTTTTCAGTATCTTCCAGTTTTATAACTGTATGTTTGCCAGTTTTAGTGCTGACAACCACTCTGTGACCCACGTCATTTTTTGTAAACATTATGCTGCCCTCAGACCATAGAGTGTATAGTTCATTGCTTCGATATTTCCAGATGAAAACAGTAACTGGAACGCATTAACAGCCGCAGCGCTTTCTCTTACACCAACACCCACTGACTCTGCTAATCCACCAACAGGATTGATGTGTGCTTCCTGGTAATTGATAAAAGTAAACGTTATATCTGCGGGACTATATAACCTGATAGTACCTGCTCCGAGTTCGTTGGCCGCTGTACCGAATGTTGTTGCATTTGTAGTTGAACCGCCGATTTGTATCTTGGTATCACCAGCGTTTGCCTCATTGAGGTCTGTTGGCGTAACTCCATGAGAGGCATGAACATTCCATCTGTAATTACCCGCGCCTGCATCAAATGATGCGCCGTTGTTGGCATCAGTCCTAGCCCATAAGGTAACACCATCTGTTGCTGGAATAAGATTATTATAAACCAGCATATACGCCCGATATGTCGCGGACAGATCAGTAAAATCCAGCGATGCAGCGGCACTCACGCTGCCCTGGGCTATGATCTCCAATCCTGCTGTATCAAACTTTTCCGCAGATTCGGATGAAATCGTACTGAAAATTTCAGCATCACCGGAAAGGTCAAGTAACGAACCTGTACTAGAAGCAATCAGGTTACGGGTCAGTGTCGTACCTGTGTGCGTATAAACACCGTAGCCTTCTTCCCATGCTGTCCCGTCAGTAATAGCGTAGTCTATCGTTTCTCCGTCCAGTGCGGCGGGAACGGCCTGAAAACCGGAAACAGCGGCACCCAGCGTAACCGTGCCGGTGCCGGTTGTGGCAGTAGCAACCTTGACCCGTGGAGGAAATTTACGCGCCATACGAAATTAAGTCGGAGCCAGAATTTCAATGTCCCAGGCCGGGAAATTGACCGTATTCCCGGCTGTCAATGACTGCGAAGTACAGGTGGTGACGTAATAAAGTAAAGTGCCGGTAGATTTGGTTAGCGCGATGTATGTGCCTGTGCCAGTAGTATCTACAGGCACACTGGATTTAGCCGCCACCGTGACCTTGCGCCCGGAGGTATCGCCGTTGGCTTTGGTAAAGTCGGTGTCTGGCGTCATGGCGATATCTGCCAGCTTGAAGGTCGTGATGGCCTCGGTGTAAGTCGTCGGCTGGGCGCTACAGACGGTCATTAGATCCGCCTGATCCAGCACATCAAACGCCCCGTCAAGTACATTAGCGTGCACAGTTTTAGCCATGTCTCAGCCCCCTACCTTGTCGGTGACGCCCAGTGTTGAATTTTGAATATCCAGGTTCCTGCCGTGGCTTTTATCACGGTCGCCGGTCTTGACGACCCCATCCAAATCCTCAGCCCAGCCGTTCTCAACAAAACGCCGTCCGCGCTCATCCTCCACCGTGCGTATTTCATCCTTGAGATATGTATCCCTGCCATCCAGAAACTTTTCTTCAAGTACTTTGATTTTCATAGTGAACTCCGGGTTAAACTTTATTGATTCTCTGCTCAGTGTTGCCGTTACCGTTGCGTACGCAACGCCGCGCAACGCATCTTCTGGTCCACGTCCTGAGCAAAACTGGTGCTGCAGGTACGCTCGAAAAACCGCAGCCACTGCCGGTGAAACCGTTCCGGGATCGACAGGATGAACCGCGCCACGCAGTCCACGCATTTGAAGTTATAAATGCAGCGCGTGCTACAGCAGTCGCAGGTCATTTCTTTTCTATTGTTTCAACTGTCATTACAACATGAATGTTATATTCATCGTCCCTGCCAGAAACTATAGAAACATATTGATCGGCAGCTCGATTCATCGCTTCTTCAAAAGCGCCTCCAGCACCTCTGTTTTCACGACACGCCGGCGTGATAATTGAATGTGATGCTTTTAAGCCGGGAATGTTTGTGTTCACGCCTTCCCCGCCTGAAATGCGCTCAATCCGAGCAGCACCACGGCCTCGTAATATTTCAATGCCCGGCGGCGCATGAGTGGTTTCAACGGTTTGCGCCACCAGTTAGTATCGTTGTTAATTAAATGATTCAGATTGCGCAGTAACGTATCATCGGCGAAGTCCTTGTCTTCAATCGTCCGTCCTTCGTAATACATCCAGTCGTGGATCCAGCAGGCCCAGCTGATATCGAGGCCGTAGATCGTGTCCGGGATGAAATCAAACTTCGCCTGCGCCGAGCCGCAGCCATTGCAAATCAGCGCGCGTTCTTCCAGCGTCGCATTCACGTACGCCAGCGGCGCCGCCAGCCCGGACGGCATCCGCGCGAGCGTGAGCTGCATTCAGATCACTCCGCCGGCGCTGGCGCCGGGACCGGAAGCGGTGGCCGCCCGAGCATCGCATTAACGATGCCGTCCACGATCGCCGGCGTGACTTTCACCGCGTTGTCGGAGAATATTTTTTCCACACTCGCGCGCATTTCCGCGGACGTGGAGCCGACGACATCGCTGGCCGTGTAATAGAAGTCACGCTGGCCATCGCCGTTCAGGTCCACTTCACCAGCCACGTGCGCCTTGTCCTTGCAGTCCCACCAGCGCACGGTGAAGGCCTCGCCGTCTTCCAGATCCGACTCCACCGGCTGGATATATTCCGCCACGGTGCAGCCCTGGAAGTTCTGCGGGTTGTAGTCCGTCAGCTCCGTGCTGCCGCGCCACAGCGATTTGCCTGGCTGCGTCGAACAACCGGCAAGCAGCAACACACAAGCCAGCACCAGTAATAATTTATTCATTGGATTCACCTCGTTGATTTTTCTCCACCAGCCGCGGCGGTGCGATATAGGTCCGGCTTCTGAATTTTTGAATCTCATTCGGGTCGGTTAATAAATACGTACGCCGGTGCTCATAATTACTGATGCACGCCGCAACCATGTCGATCACTTGCCCCGGTGGAATTCCAGCACGATATAAATTATCACGGTATATCTGACATGGAGTTTTACGTACCCCCCCATCATCGCCATACGCATCAGTAAACAGCGATGCAATAAAAATAAACCCGGCAACCACAAACGGGCTCACCGGTATGACGTGCATGGATGCACTAATGTCGCGGGCGCAGGATGCACAGGAGCGACCCGCAATCACTGCGGCCAACATAGCCAGCAGTGTCTTGCGCGGGAGTTTCACGAATCCTCCGCACCATACCGCAGGTTCTGCGCGATACGCCGCGCCCAGCCTTTGCCATACAGGTTCCACTTGTCCAGTGTTGTCAGGTAAAAAAGGCGCTCCGACAGAATCAGCATCACCAGATCGGCCTCCGTATATTGCGCCATCTTGATTAATGTTTTCGGTCCGACGATGCCGTCGGCAACCAGTCCGGCCGCCCGTTGCAGCCGCTTGATGGCAGTCTTTACCCCGCCCTGGCCGCTGTTGATGGCGAAGTCCAGCAACTGGTAAGCCACGCTGTTGGCATAGTGATCGGCGCGTAACGGCTGCAGAAAGTCCTTGATATAAATTTCTGCTGCCTCGTCAATCGTCAGGTTTTTAATATCGAGATGGCTATAAGTGTTCGCGGCAATACCAAACTTTGTCCCTTTCAGTTCACCCTGGCCGGTCTTGCCGCCGGTCCAGTTGCCATCATCATCCGGATCGTTACTGTAACCCGCTTCATGTTCAAAAATGCGTGTCAGCCATTTGCTGACCGTTGCAATAGAATCGTTCATAACCGGGCCTCGAGCTTGATCATGATATCGCGCATCGAACACATGGTCGCTTTCATATCACGTATGGCGCCGACGAAATCCTTGCGTTCCTGGTCGTGCCGGTCGCCGATCACCTGATACTGACCACGGTGATATTTTTCGGAACGCTGCCACACGACGAGCGTCACCACCCAGCCGAACATCGCCACCATCAGCGCCGGGTTGCCTTGAAACAGCGCAGCAATGAAACTGATAATCCTCAGTTCTTCCATCGTTCACTCTCCAAGGCCAGGTTGAAACAGGTTTATTTTATCCAGATGTAAAACGTGCCTGACTTGGTATCACCGCCGCTGCCGATGATCACTTTCAGCCGGTCATTGGCCACGCAGACAGGCGCTTCCACCGGTTCGCCTGCCGCCGCATACAGCGAGGCGCTGCCGTCTGCCCCGTGCGTCGCCTGCAGATAGACGCTGGTGAACGCGCTGGTGCCGATATCGTCGTGGTTCGCCACCACCACGCCGCTGGTTTCCAGCGTGATATCAAGGTCCGCGCCGGTATCGAGCGGCGTGGTAGCGTGCGGCACGTAACGCACCTGCGCCACGCAGCCGGTGACGACCGCGGTGTATTCCGTATCAGCGCCGCCAGATGTGGTGGTGATCGAGATGGTTTGCAGTTGCACAAACTCGGCGCTGGCAGGAAATACTGCCAGGCAGAGCAGTGCCGCTAGCAGAAGTTTACCGATCTTCATAATTAATCGTCCTGCCGGATATAACTGATCACGACAGTGCCGTTCAGCACACCATCGGCATCGGCATTCGCGCCCCAGCCATCGGCCAGGTTGACATGTATCGTATGCGCGCCGGCCGTGGTGATCTCCAGTGGGGCGCCGGCAGTTGGTCCGGCGCCCTTGACGGTCGCTGTGCCGTTGGTGTCTGCCGCTACCTGGCCGGTGATAACGTCCTCGAAAGTCGCAGTACCGCTTAATGCAGTGACAACACCGGAGGCGATGACCGTGCCCAGTCCGATTTCCGGGGTATCAGTGGTGGTGGTCACGCCGGACAGGTCCACCGACATATAGGCGTCACGCACCAGGTTGGCGCCGGCGGGTAGCGTATAGATCAACGCGCCCACACCGAGGTTCTCACTGGATCCCACCGTGATCGCCACGTTGGTCAGCGTCAGAACAGATGTTACGTTCACGCCATCGCCGTAATGCACAGCGGTAACGCCGGTCTCCATCGTGCCGTTGTTGGCGTTGGTTTGTAATTTTTTGGCGGAATCCACCAGCGCGGCCTTGGAGGCCACACTGTTTGCCACCACCGAACCATCCAGCAGATTTATCTCAGCGCCGGTGGAGGTAATAGTTGTGGCTGCCGTATCTTTTAAAACGCCGTAGGTCAGAATGCCGGCGGCGGGCCAGGTGTAATCATCACCGGTATCCAGCACGACCGCCTTGCTCGCGGCGCCGGTACCCAGCGTGGTGATGTCCAGGTAATTCAATTCGGCGGCAGTCGCTGTTACACCATCGGCGATATTCAATTCAGCGGCACTGGATGTGACTGCCGTGCCGGCGATCTTCAGTGCGCCGCCGGATTCAATGTCCAGTTCACCACCGGATTCCACATCCAGCGAGCCGCCGGAACCGATCGTCTGACGGGCACCGCCTTGTTCCACACAAATCGGGACATTACAGGCAGCGAACCCGGTCACAGGCAACATCAGCACTGCCGTCGCCACAACAAGAATTTTGATAAGATGTTTCATTTCGTCACCTCGTAAATAAAATAAAAAGGCG